AGCTTTGTATGTTCCTGAACCGTTGCCAAAATACCCGCTTCCCGAATATGTACCATTTTCATAAAATACAACAGAGAATGCAAGATTTGTGTGTGGCGGTTGGGTTATATCTATCCATTCGCCGTTACTTTGTATGGCAATTCCCTGCCATGTGCCATAAAGATTCTCAATGTCGAACTTGAACGATTCTTGCTCATCCTTTTCGCACCCCATAAAAGTAACTGCACAAATAACAGCCATCAAAAGTAAAAATTTTTTCATAACATAAATTGTATTGGTTAGATGCTGCAAAGTTACAAAATTCCCCCCCCCGCAAAATAATGAGCCTATTTTTTTGAAGTTGTGCCGAAAGTTCCGAGGTTTGTAAAAACGCTGAAGCTATGATTTGGATTTATATTTTGCTATTCGTGATTATTGCGTTGATTGTGTATTTGATCTATCTTGTTCGTTTTTGGGGCAGAACTAATATTGAATTGACAGGTGATACTTATACTGGATTAAACAATGTTCTGTGTAGAATATTGAATCAAGACAGATTAAAAAAGTAATTTACTGATTTTTTGCATTGCAATCCAAGTCCATTCAAAAATAGTGTGTCCCCAAAATTGAGAGGCGCAAATAGATATGATAGCTAATGCAATAGCCCAATGCGCTTCGCGCCTACTTATTTTTAAATTGCGAAGTTCTAAATTATCCCGTTCTTCTTGTTTGCGTTGTTCGTTATAGATGACTGCACATCCTCCCTGGTCTTTACACACTGATAAATTAGCCGCAGCTTTTAACCATATTCCACCCCCTTTTATTTCAATGACCATATGATCTTCAAGAACGCGCAGTATTCGCATCCGTTGTTCTTCATTTGGGATTAATGTTTTGACGGCATCCATATTAAAATAGGCCGGATTTCTTGATAATTCATTTAGAAAAACGTCGGCAATGTTAATGTCTCCTTTTTGTAGTTTGGCTATCATAAGGTTCATTGAATAGTAATTCAATCTGAAATTTGCATCGGCTCCTATTTTTTAACTCTTCTTTGAATGCTTATTATCAGGTGTCTGAATTACAATATATTTTTGTAATTCATTGATATACATTATTTTAGCTCCAATTTTATGGGGGGGGGATTTTTGACCCCTAGATCTGTCGGAGCAGCCGGAAAGCCTGTAGAAACGCCTGAAATCGACGCAAACAGCCTATCGTAACGAACATTAAGGTCTTCCATCAGTTTATCGGCGACCTTTACGTCTTCTTTCCGCAGTAAGGTTTCCAGATGCAATATGCTGTTTAGTTAGTTCCACGTTCTATTTTCGGCGGGCCGGGCCTCTCCCGCCGGATTTGGGGCTTCCTTTATTTCAGATAAAATTTAACGGTTGATATGAGTTGGTCCGATAGTTTGTAAATGTCAGTAAGTGCTGTAATTAAATGTTTTGTTCCTTTCTTTTCCTCGTCAAACGTTTCAACATACTTTTTCCCTCCGTTGAAATGCAAGCCCAGATACTGCGCCCTCCGTAGTGGCTATCCGCTCCGCTGTTGTCGTTGGGGAAATCATTACCCGCAGCGTTCTTACCAAGCGAATAGCGTTCATAAAATCCGCGTAGTAGGATTGAAATACGATGGTGGACAAAATGTTTGTAAGAGCTGTTGTATCCATTGTAGGGGACCAGTATATAAGTTTTGTCCGCTCTTTTAGCATATCTTCGATTTCTTGTTGCGTCCGAAGTGTGGCGATAGCGATTATTTCGGCCACCTCTTTTGATTTTTCGGAGCATATGGTCCACATACGTTTAACAGCACCCTCCATCTGTTCGTCGTCGAAAATCAGATCAAGGTCTATTAGTCGGCGACTTATCATCGCGAGTCGTCCGAGTTGGAGGGGGTATAGGTAAAGGGTTATTTGTTCTTTGTCATTGCCTTCAATCTCGAACGATTCAATTTTTTCAGTCAGTGTGTCAAGTGCACGTTGTTCTGTAAGGCGGCCGACTTCTTCTTTTTTCATATTATAAACTATTGTTTTTGCTCCCGCCCCGTCCTCGAGACGTGATGCAAGTCGTCAGCTTTCCAGCGGGATAGAGAATTTACAAAACGCTCTTGGTATATTCCGGAGTTGTAATCGGCCACCAGGAATAACCACCTTGTTCCGGAGCTAAAACTTTCGCAGATACTTGAATTTGGAGCGGGTCGGTTTTATTGATTCCACCACCCAATGTCGCTACATATTTTAACCTTGCAAAAGCGATGGAGCCTCCACTTTTGGAATCGAATACGAATGCTTTTACTCCTTCGTAAATCTCGCCTTTTGCAGGTTCTGTAGTTCCGAAGTAAAATTCCATCGTGTCGTCGTCAAAATCTACGACATTCCAAGTAACTTCTTTTGTGCCTGTCGTTTCGTCGATTGCAGAGTAAAATGGGTCTGCTTCTCCTTCCCGATAAAAATCATTACTGGAAGGTATCGCGAAATTGGTGGAAACACCACCATTATAAGGCTGACTGATTTTGGTGAAAGCCTTCATTAAGTCGGCAGCCTCAGCGTCTTTTACTCCTTTCGGGAGAGGATTACCTGCATGAACGGCTTTCAGTCCGATTATTTGTCCCATGTTTAATATTTTTTAAGTTTTACTTTGAGGTTTGAAAATGTGTAGGAGATCCCCTCCTCACTAATAAGAGTTTCATCGCTCACATCAAAGAACCAGCGTTCGTTGATAGGGTAGTATCCTAGTGAATCGAAAGCGAGACGAGTTAGTTCGTTCAGACGGTTGCGATCGGGGTAGCGTTGCTCTTCACGACCGATTGTCGGTGTTGTGTCCGGTACATAAATGTTTACATTTACGGTTGCCACCTGCGAATCTCCGACGACATTTGACAATGAGCCTACGACGATAAATTCTCCCGAAGGATTATTCGGGTAGTGGTCCGCATACATCATCGGCACGGTCTTCCCTAACAGCGAATCCCGGATGCGATCCCAGACGAGTTTGAATATTTCCGTAGAGGTCAGGTTCATCGCTTTTTCGATTTTAAGAATCGAGCGAACTCCGCTTTGAGTTTTTCAGCAGTAGATTCCACCCAGTTTCCCGACCCTTCGAGAACGTCGAAACCTTTAGCCTCGACATATTTCGCGTATTCCATACCGGCTACCCATACGAGATATGTTTTGTTAGCGGGAAGTTCACGGGCGACAGACCGGGCATGTTCAAGCCCTTTGGCATGAGCTTCATCGGCACCTTTGTTCCCTTTAGGATTGCCGTCCGGTCTGACACGGCGGTTATACTTGAAAGATTCAGCAATGATTCTTCCGTATTGTACCACAACATACCCGATGGAGTTGCGTAGGTTACCCGTGTGATCGGTATAACTACCGTGTTCGCGGGCGTACTTCACCACTCTTTCCCCCAACGCCGACAACCATTCTACAGCTTTTCGGTCGTACTCTTCTTTTGCTCGCGCAAATTCAAGTTCCACCTCACGCCAGTTGGTACACTTTACAGCCATAATCTCGTGTTTTCGTAACGTTGTCCGCTTTTGTAGAATCCCTGTACCGGATACGACGCCGTGTCCTTGTCTTTCGGTTTGGCCTCAGTGCGGAGCGAACGGTCGAAGATGTTGAATCCTCGGCTGTCGAATATGCGTACTTTCGTCCCGATAGGAATTGGCTGTGTATCTGCAGGCATCGTAACCTCGAAAGAGTAGAGGAAGGCATCCCCGTTTTGCCCTTTGATTTGCTGTGCTCGTCCATTCTGACGGGCATTGCATCGTCCGATGACACGCCATTCATGCGCACCTTCGATCCACGAACCATCAGGATTTTGCGAGGCGTCCTCCTCGTACCACATTTCGAGCGTATAGGGGAATCTTACCATTGGTCGGAAATGTCGGTAATTTTCGATCGAGTATCGAACTCTTCGGCAATATCGTCCAGCCCGTTTTCCTTTGCGATATGGAAAATGCGCTTTTCCAGTTTGTCCGTGTACGACAATGAATAGCCCCCGTTGCTCTCACTCGCAAGAACAATGAGATTTCGCAGAATGGCGATTGTGGCTTTTGCCACGCTAATTTTATCGGTTACCGTATAGTCTGCTTGAGTGTCTATTCCCTCGTCAATGCAGGCCTTTTCTTTGAGGAAAGGATCCACATCGTAAGGATACAGACTTGCCGATATTGCCTCGAAATTCTTCATACAACTACGATTCTACGGTCAGCGAATAGATGCCGTTGATTTCGGTGATAACCGGAAGTGACAGCGACTGTGCTTTCGTGAACTCTACGCCGTTAGAGTTGTCGGTTTCGCCCTTGCCCCACTGTGAAATGCGGATGCGTCCGTAGTTAGAGTAGGTGACACCCGGCTCTTGCCGCAGCTCGTTGTCGGCATAGGCGTTCTTGATGACGCCCAGTTTGCCCGCAGGTACGAACACGAGGTTCTTGTCGTTCCACGGCGAATACTCCGTAAGTTTACCGTTATCCTGAATACGGGTCATGCGGCGGATGACTTCGAATGTCGGGAATCCGTTCGAACGCATAAACTCGTTCAGGTTCGCCAGCAACAGCGGTGTGGACGACTTGTCACTACCGAATACCGCCAACTTCATCTTCTTGTTGCGGAGGATATACGACAGGCGTTTCTGCGAGAGCAGAATGCGGTCGAACGTAACTTTGTCCTGTGCAGCATCGAGGATGGCTTGAATATCCTCCAGCGTATCGACCGTATCTTTATTGCCATCCGTCCATAACGTTTTCGCGGTGGCAATGTTCTCGCTCGGCATTTTGTAGTCGATCGTACCGCGCACACCACCCTCTGGGTTATTGGACGCGTCAAACGTGAATACGCCTTTGTTCGACAATGCTCCGAGGAAGATGATGTCCAGTTTCGATTGCACGGAGTTCACGACCTTCGTAACATTGTTCCACATCAGATTGATGAGCTGCTGTGTCTTGGCCGAATCGGACAGCATCCGCGAATCGAGAATCTGCAACACCTTACGATACTCTTCGATAGGCATCGAATAAGACATCTGGTGGGTTAATACCTTCTGCTTGATCGTTTCCAGTCCCTCGGTTCCCATGATAGGCTCCTTACCTTTGGAGTCGAGCGTTGCAGCGGCGACGCTCAAATTGTACGAGCCGATCAACTCCTCGAAGTTCAGTCCGACGGTGGGGGTGTCCCAGTCGAGGAATCGCTCGTAAATATTTTGGTCGAATAGCCGCTTACGCAGTTCAGAGGCGGCATCGATGCGAATCTGCACCTGTTTAGTCAGTTCGCCGAAAATGGATGAATAAAATACTTCGTTCATTGTTTACCTCCTCTTTTACTGTCGTACATACTTGATTTCGGGGTTGTTCTTCAGGCTGTAACCCTGAAGCCATGCAGCAGGGACGGGATAGGCTACATCCTTGAGGATGATACCTGCATATCCGGCCGATACGGTCTGGAATCCGTTATTGGCGGAATAGACCATGTCGGTTTCGACAACTGCATCAGGCAGATTGTCGTCCGAGAGGACATCTACGCCTTCAGTCGCACCCGTTACGGCCGCTGCGAACGTGATCACATCGTAATCTGCATTTTTGGTATCAATGCTTTTTACGGTCGAATTTGACTCGCCGACCTTAACCGCATCTCCTACTTGGAGCATGGAACCCTTCTTGACATGTGGAGCAGTGGTTGTGCCGCCCGACAGAACACGTGCACTCTTGCATATGGAACATTCCATGTTGTCGAAGTCGAGCTTGATCGGCGTACCTTTGGGAATCTTTGTCCCTTCGGGATAGGTTCCCTTCAGTTTGAAGTCCCCCGGCAATACGGCGAACTCACCGCGCCAGAATATGGGGAAACCGCCCTTTACTTTTGTTTTTTCAAATACGATTGCCATGATTTTACGTTTTGGTTACTCTTTGTCCGGAAGTGTTTCAGCCCACGCCTTTGCGAGTTCTTTGCCCTGCGCTTCGGGCGTGGACATCGGGAATCCCGAACCTTTCCCTTCCAGCCCTGCGGTAACCAGATTTTTCTGCACGTTTGCGAGGTAGTCGCCGATCGTTTTTTCATCTGCATCGTCGGCGATGACGAATCCCTCTTTCATGCGCCACTCCGGAATACCGAGTTCTTTTGCCTTTGCGGAGATGAGATTGGCCCGGTCGTTCTTGGCCTTTTCAGCTTTCAGAGTATCGCTCTCCGCTTTGATGGCGTTGTAACGCTCCTCCTGTTGCTTCTTGTAGGCTTTGAACCACGCAGGTTCCTCATCGTCGGGTTCGTTTTTTTTGCCCTGCCCGCCCCCATTTGCAGGAGATGCCTCACTCTTTGCCTTGAGTTCGTCATACAGTCCTTTCAGTGCGTTGTACTCGGTGCGTGCACGATCAGCGTCAGACTGGAAAACTTTAAGGAAAGGTTCGACCCCGCTGACTGCGGTTTCAATTTGCGATTCATCGGTGACGGATTTTTCCAAAATGGAGGCTACTCCGTCGAGAGCCTTCGCTCCGAACCCCAAATTAGAATACTTGGTTTTCAGCGCTACGAGAATTTTCTCTTTCATGTTTTTTCGTTCTATATGGTTTCGAATAAATCATCATATTCGCACAAAAAAGGTCTGTCAGCCGACGCCAACAGACCCACTAACAATTACATGAAGGTTATATCGTTCTGCAACTGGTGGGCTGCGACTTCACAGCCTCTGCGACAAAAGTCAGTATGTTCGGCACATTATGCAAATTATTTTAAGGAAAAATTCGTTAAAAAAAGAGGAGAGCAATTCTCACTGTCGGAAAATAGCTTTATTGAAATGATTCATTCCAAAAAGTGCGAAAAATAGTGCAAGAAGGAGAGGTATCCCGCAATGGGAAATTAGATTGGGTTTGTGTCTAAATTGTGTGCCCGACTAAAAACAAACCAGTCACCTACAGGGCTGTAAGTGACTGGTTTTCTGTGTGGTGCCACCGGGAATCGAACCAGGGACACAAGGATTTTCAGTCCTTTGCTCTACCAACTGAGCTATGGCACCATCATCGACTGAAACTCGTGTGGGTTTCGAATCGTGGTGCAAAGATAGATATTATTTCCTGAAAACCAAAAAAACGACCGAATATTTTCCATCTCAGACTTTCATTTCAGGAACGGCAGGCCGGAATATCGGAAAATTTTTTCGGCCAGGATACCGGAAATTCAGGATTTTGGTTATTTTTGTAAAAACTGTAAAGATTATGAAAACAAGCAGTTTGATGATGTGTGCGCTGGTTGCATTGACAGCCTGCGGTACCGGAGTGAAGCAGAGTGTCCGTACGCCCGTCGAAATGGGCGAGCGGATCGAATTGAAGACGCCGGATCCCAAGATGGGACTGACTATCAACGAAGCGCTTGCGGCGCGCAGCTCGTCGCGCGACTTTTCTCCGGAGATGCTCTCTCTGGAGGAACTTTCGGGTGTACTGTGGGCTGCTGCCGGGGTAAACCGGGAGGATGGGCATCTTACCGCGCCTTCGGCTATGGCGCTCTATCCCATTCGGGTCTATGCTTTCCTGCCTGAAGGTGTGTATCGTTACGATTCGAAAGCGAATGTATTGAATCGGGTCATCGAAGGAGATCGTCGGGAGCTTACCGCGATGCAGGATTTCGCTTACACTGCGCCGCTCAATTTGGTGTATGTGGCCGATTACAGCGTTTATGCGGACCGGAATCAGCCGGTGGACCGCATCCGTTTCTGGTGCGCGGCCGATGCGGGCGGATATACGGAGAACGTGAACCTTTATGCCGCCGGAAACGGTCTGAAGGCCATTACACGGGGCAGCTTCAAGGAAGAGGCGCTGTTGGAGTTGCTGGGGCTCGATCCCGCACAATACGGTGTGATTCTCGCCCAGACGGTTGGCCGGTAGTATTTTCGGAAAGAGTATCGACGAGGAGTTCCCGGAAACGGGTGGCTCCTCGCTGCGTTTTGTCAGGAGCGGGCAGACTGCAGGTCCGGTACCGGGTGGATTTTTCGGACGAACCGTGCTATCGTCGCTTTTTCCTGACAAATGAAAGGGGAATTTCACTATCTTTGACTTCGTTTTGGATACTCCGCCTCGGCAAAACGCAATAAAAATTTGCTTTTGCATTCGGCTTATTCGTATCTTTGCCGTGGAAAATTTTCGTATGGGCGGCCAGCTGTTCGGCGTAGTTCGAAAAATTCGGCATTACGTTCGATGTGCGCTGTCTTTGTATTGTAAATAACGACGATTTTATGCTTTCAAAACCCGAACGGGAGCAGATAATTGCTCTGATAAAACGAGAGGTCGTTCCGGCGATCGGCTGCACGGAACCCATTGCCGTTGCGTTGTGCGTGGCCAAGGCCCGCGAGATACTGGGGACGGAACCGGAAAAGGTTTCGGCCCGGTTGAGTGCCAACATACTGAAAAATGCGATGGGAGTGGGAATTCCCGGAACGGGCATGATCGGATTGCCGATCGCGATCGCTTTGGGCGCTTTGGTCGGACGGTCGGAGTATCAGCTCGAAGTGCTGAAGGATTCGGATGCGAAGGCCGTCGAACGGGGTAAGCGCTTTATCGAGCAGGGGCGGATCGACATCTCCCTGAAAGAGGGCATTACCGAGAAACTCTATATCGAGATCGAAGTTTCGGGCGGCGGACACTCCGCTGTGGCGATCATCGCCGGCGGGCATACGAATTTCGTCTTCATTTCACGGGACGGCGAAACGCTTCAGGAGAGTCGTCGTACCTCCGGCAGCGAACAGGAGGCGCAGGGCGTCGAACTCAACCTGCGCAAAGTGTTTGACTTCGCCATGACCACACCGCTGGATGAAATCCGCTTCATTCTGGAAGCCAAGCGATTGAATAAGGCTGCGGCAGAGGATTCGTTCAAGAACAACTACGGGCATTGCGTGGGAAATACTTTGCGCCATGCTCCCGAATTGCGGATTATCGGGGATTGTGCCCTCTCCCGCATTCTCTCCTATACTTGCGCGGCCTGCGACGCCCGCATGGCGGGAGCCATGGTTCCGGTGATGAGTAATTCGGGCAGCGGCAACCAGGGCATCGCGACTACGTTGCCTGTGGTCGTTTATGCCGAGGAGATCAAGGCGGACGAGGAACATCTGGTGCGTGCGCTCGTTTTGAGCCATCTGACCGCTATCTATATCAAGCAGAGCCTGGGACGTCTTTCGGCCTTGTGCGGTTGTGTCGTGGCGGCGACCGGTTCGAGTTGCGGCATCACCTACCTGATGGGCGGCGGGTACGAGGCCGTTTCCTTTGCCGTGAAGAATATGATCGCCAACCTGACGGGTATGATGTGCGACGGTGCGAAGCCGAGCTGTTCGCTCAAGTTGATGACGGGAGTTTCGACGGCTGTGCTTTCGGCGATGCTGGCTATGGAGAACCATTCGGTTTCGTCGGTCGAGGGCATTATCGACGACGATGTCGATAAGTCGATCCGCAACCTGACGCTGATCGGACGGGACGGCATGAACGAAACGGATCATCTGATCCTGAAGATCATGACTTCGAAATAGCCCCCTCGAAAAATAACAAGCGTGCCTGCCTTGCGGCCGGTGCGCTTTTTTTGTACAGAAAGTAAAGACGGTGCGGAGCGTTTATCCGTTCGATCGGAATATGTGCGGAACAGGGCGAATCCCGAAACCGGTATTGTCGGGAAAGGGGTGCGGAACGACCGGTCTGAACGAAGAACCTATTCCGGCTTTCCGAAAACGGTATGCAGGACGATGTTCGTCGCCCCTTGGTGGGCCGTCGTGTAGTCTTTGGCGATGCGGCTGCATTGTTGAAGCAGATGCTCGTCGTCGCGCAAGGGGGTGAACCAGGTTTTCAATTCTTCGTATGAGTGGATGGGCGTTGCCGCTCCGAGCGTTACCAGGTCGCGGGCTTCCTTGAATTTTTCGTAGTTGGGGCCGAAAGCGATCGGCAGACCGAACGTGGCGGCTTCGAGCGTGTTGTGGATGCCTACGCCGAATCCGCCGCCGATATAACCCCATTCGGCATAGCCGTAGGCCGAGGAGAGAATACCTACCGTATCGAGAACGAGCAGTTGTTTGCCATCGAACGATGTTTCGGCGGTGCATTGCGTATAGCGGACAGCTCCTCCGAGGGTTTCAGCGAGCAGGCGGTTGATGCGGCTTTCGTCCATTTCGTGAGGTGCCACGATGAATTTGACCGAGGGGTTATCGTTTATCAGGCGGATCAGAAGGTCTTCGTCCGGTCCCCAGGTCGAGCCGGCGATCAACAGACGGGTGCCGCCTTTGAACCGTTCGATGAGGTCGATTTTTTTCGCCGCAGCCGCAATTTCGGCAACCCGGTCGAAGCGGGTGTCTCCGGCGACTACGACGTTGTCGAAGCCCAGTTCTGCCAGTAATTTTTTGGAATCGTTGTTCTGAACGAAGATCGTGTCGAAACTTTCGAGTGCCATGCGCCAATAGCCTCCGTAGGGGCGGAAGAAGATCGAGT